AGTTTGTACTGTTTTAGTACTAGTTCCCACATCTTCTGGATCACCTAATAAAATAACATCATCTGCATCAGTAGTTTTTGTTTCTGTCCAGTTATCTGAAGATGGATTTAGAGTAATCCTACCTCTAAATATAACAACATTAAATGGGTTAACATTTTCAACTCTACTTGCTTGAGTATTTTCAATCCAAGAGACTTCATCATATTTCAATGTAATTAAATCACCAGTTTTTACAATATTTGGATCTAATAATTGTAAATTTTGAGATAAATCAGCAGTATCTACATTTATTGATGTATCTAATCCCAATTCTGGTTTGTTTGTAAATCTATCTAATGGAACAACCATTTCATGTTTTACTTTATCAATACTAATCTTATTATCTGGATTTCCACTATCCATACGTTTAGTATCTTTAAAATCATCAACAAAGAATCCAGACTTAAATCTATCACCAACTGCGTCTCTAACTTGGAAACTCTTAGTATCAAGTTCAAGTAAAGTTAAACTAGTAACAGTTTCTAAATTAGATACTCTATCATCTATTTTACCAATATCTCTCATAGTATATCTCTTATTTTCTACAAGAGATATTTTTGCATCAGATGCATTATAAAGATATGCTGGCATATCAATTGTAGCAATATGCATTGAGTCATCAATTAATGCTGGAACCTGTGGTTTTAACGATGATGCACCCTTTACAATAGAATATTTTCCATATTGTTGTGCGTCAGCAGGTAATGCAGTAAGAATTACTTTATCAATTCTTGGTAAGTAAAAACTATAACCTATTTTACTATCACCCTCTGGAGATACTACAACACTAGATGTTGCTCCTGTGGCACCAAAGTTCCTAGTAGTCCATGCAAATGGAGACTTATCAACAGATGCAAATTCAGCTAATCTTGGTCTGAAGTCAAGAGTATCAGTTGCCCTTATACCACTTTCTAAATGTGGTATATCATTTGAAAATCTGTCTTTATCATAAGAATTAACTGTATAAACATCCCCAGTATCACTAACATCAACATTGTAATAATTGTAAATTACTAACAATTGTCTAGATGGTGCAGGAAGATTTCTCTTTCTAACTAGTCTTGAATAGTCGTAGAATTGTTCTCTCTGTCCCTTATCTAATTCAAATCTATCAGTTATATTACTATAATTACCCAAAGTTACTGCTTGTAGCGTACTCTTAATATTAGATTCCCTAAATGTAACTAATTCTCCAGGTTTAAATTGACTACTATTTAAATAAACAAATTCAATTTGTTCCTGAGAAGGTCTAGATATAATTTGAGCAATTGCATCACTTTCAGCACCTGTAACCCTCTCACCAACTATTGCATTATCCTGCAATTCCAAACCACTTACAAATGTTAACTTATCTAAAGTTGGTACAGAAGAATTTCTTGATTCAAGAACGGCTACAACATTTACTACATCACAAGTGTTTAATGAAATTTCTCTATCTTCAACTCTAAGTCCATAGAATTTGTTTTGAGTCAAACCACTTTCACTAACTCCATTATCTGATCCAGTACCAGTAACAGGACTAGCACTTTTATTCACAGTAAGTGTCTTACTACGAACAAATTCTTTATTCTTTTCTTTAATTTCTTGTTTTTCTACTGTTACATTAACGGTACATGAAGTATTTGATAATCCATTAATACTAAGTCTAGTTGAACCTACTTCAAAATTAACTTGCTCACTAGTTAATGGTTCAATAGTTCCATTAGAATAACTAATAGAATATTTTTGAGTATCAAAATTACTAAAGAATGCAGTTTGTATACCAGTTAAATCTGACACATTTACAGTTAATCCACCACTAGAAGGTGTTTGATTTTTTATTTGTGAAGAAATTACTAATTCGGAATCCTCTAATGAAACATCAGAAACATTAGGAGTTTCTATAGGAGTATAAAGTCCTGATGTATCTCTATCAATTATTTGTGGTACAGCAACAGATATAGCAGAAGTTGACGTAAATCCAACAATTCCAGTTGTAATTCCAGTTACTTCAGGAACACTTATAACAGTTAATGTTTTTAAATCTGCAGATTTACTGACGACTTTGTTAAGAGTTGGTACTGTCTTACCAGGAAGTCTATATTTAAGTATAGTACCGTCTTTAACATTACCAAAAGTATTTCCAGGTGAAGTAATAGTACCGTTAGAACCAGTGGTATCACCAACCACGTAGAAAGTAGATTTTGGATCAATTCCAGGAATACCTACTTCTCTCAATACTGTATCAGCAGCAAAATCAAAATTAATTCCTGTAAAACTACTACTATTTTGATAAACTGATTTTATATCATTTGCACCATACTGATTTACACTTTTTATAGATCTTGGTAACGTATTAACTTCATTGATTAATATACTTTCACCAGCAATAAATGTACCAGAAGTTTGAGATAATAATAAAGTTGTTCCTGAAGTTCCACCACCTGGATTACCAGCAAGGTATCCAGTAGCATCACTACTAACACCTCTAATAAATGAACTAATAGGACAATCAGTTAAAGATATAGCTTCATTAATTGTCAACTCGGTATATGTTTGAACATCATATAGATATAAATCCCATTCACTAGAACCATTCACATAAGGAGTATTTCTTAAACCAAATGTATATACTCGTGCTGTTCCAACACCTACTCCCATAGGTATATCATGTCCAGCTGCTTCTTTTCTTTCACTATTAAGATATACTGTATTAGTATTATTATCAATACCAACTAAAGGAGTTCCAGTTACATTATTAACTCTTAATAAAGAACCCATTTCAAATGGAACTTTTGCAGTTTCTACTGCTTCTTTATCTCTTGGTTTATCTAAATCTAATATTTCTCCACCAGATCTATCAACTCTTTTTCCTTTAACATAAGCAGTTCCAGCAGAAATTGTTACAGCAGCTAAATTATCATTTGGAATATTAGGGTTCTCACCTGAACCATCATATCCTTTTGTAGATTCATCGGGTTTAAAAATACCATTATTTCCAACACCATCATCTAGAGAATCATTTATATTAACGTTTATATTACCTAAAGCATAATTACCAGACTCTTCGTATGTTCTTCGAGCCAGTTCCTCCATGATAATACTATACTGACTTGTATTAATTAATTTTTTAACGTCACCATCATCCAATCTAATCAATTCAACAAAACTAGTATCATTAAAATCATTTAAAGATTTTTTAGCTAACGTAGTAGTAATTTTTAATCTATCTGCACCTGGAGCAGCAAAATTAGAAAAACCTTTTGCATTGTCATATAATGAATCATCATCTTTTGCAGTAATAATTGATTCTAAAATATTTAATCCAACTCTATATTTTGGATTATTATCATATGGATCTAGAATTATTGTATCAGCAGCAACATCTACAAAAGTTCCTCTAATAAAATAAACACCATCTGCAATTCTAACAGCACTTCCAACTGCTGATGCGTTTGTTTCTATTAAATTAGCTACACTATCCCCTATGTCTATTGTAGTATTTCCGTAAATAATACTCTCTTGTGCAATTAAAGGTTCACCATCTTCTAATGACGCATCCTTATTACTATTATCTGCAGTCAAATATTTAACAAATAAAGTTACATCCGTAATATCAGGTGAATCTGATGGATACTTACAGTCATCAACTACAAATTCTATTCCTGTATTCTGCCCTTTTAATTTCTTACCTTTTAATTCATTAATGTATAAAGAAACTGGGAGTCCAAGATGTTCTGAATCTATCTTAACAGAATAATAACTATCATCATACGAAACATTACCAGGAATAACTAAAGAGCCTTCCTTAAATACGTGCTTACCAAATGATTCAACTTGATTTTGTAATATTGATTGGAGAGTAGTTAATTCTCTTGCTTGGACAGGTCTTCCTGGTCTAAATAAAACCTTGTAAAAATTATCTGCCTTTTCAAAGTCATCATAATATGGACTTATATTTAAATTAGTTTTCTGTGACATGTTTTAGAATTCCAGGATAACTTTGATGTCTTCTTTTTGTCTTGCATCTCTAGTGATTAATGCTCTATTATCTAAGTAGATTATATCACCCGACTCATTATTTATCTCAGATGCTGCGATGCCATTTGTAAACTCAACTCCCAATTCAACAATTTTATTGTTAGTTGGGTTTGTAGTAGCACCAGAAAAATCAGTTTTAATCTTTGCATTCCAACTTCCAATAACTGCCTCTACACTTTCTGAAGTTGATTGAAAATCATAAATCGTACCTGATGAACTACCACGTTCAGTAATACTATTAGCATCAGTATAATCAGTTTGATCACCTGTAGTAGGATTAAAGTATAATGATCTATCTTGATAATATTTTAAG